ACTTCAAGACGTTCCCGAGCCGCATGGCCAACCTGATGGCCAAGGGAACCAGCGAGAAGGACATCAGCGCCTACGTGTCGGCCTATGCCAAGGGCAAGCTGGTCAACCTGATTCTGGAGCAGTCGCTCGTGCCGAGCTGGGTGCTCAACCAGGATCTCTACCAGCGTGCGCTGAACGTGCAGGCCCGCCTCATGAGCGACCCGGACGTGTCACCGAAGGTGCAGAGCGACGCGGCCAACTCGCTACTCACCCACCTGAGCAAGCCCAAGGAAGCCGGCCCACTCATCAACTTCGACATGAAGGAGTCCAGTGGCATGACCGAGATGAAGGACATGCTCCAGAAACTCGCCCAGCAGCAGCGTGACCTGATCCTCAATGGTGTCACCGCCAAAGAGATCGCCGCTCAACGCATCATCGACGTGGAGGCCAAAGAAGTCTGATGCTAATCAAACAGGAGCTGGATGCGTGGCTCGATCAGGTCAGTTATGTCGACCTGAATGCACCGAGTTACACGCCAAGTGTGTTTGCCCTGACCTTCATGAACTTCATCAAGCTGGCGAATGGAGAGCAGGGCGAATCCCACAAGACCCCACCAGTGCATCTGAAGATGCTCGACAAGGTGGTTGAATCGAAGTCTGACTATATTGCGAACCTCTGCTTCCGGGGTGCAGCGAAAACTACTTTGTTCATGGAGTATTTTTCACTGTTCCTCGGCATGTTCGGATACATCCCAGGCTTCGGTAAGGTTGAGGGGATGATCTATGTATCTGACTCAATGGACAACGGCGTTAAGTCTGCCCGAAAGAACATTGAGTTCCGGTACAACAACTCTGACTTCCTGCAGGAGTGGATTCCGCACGCCACCTTCACGGACAACTACATCGAGTTCCAGAACCGGGAAGGGCACCGCATCGGCATCAAGATGTTCGGTGCGAAGACGGGTCTGCGCGGGACCAAGATCTTCGGCAAGCGGCCGGTCATCGCCGTGCTCGATGACCTGGTGTCGGATGACGACTCGAAGTCGCGTGCCGCCATGCTGGCGATCAAGGACACCGTCTACAAGGGCGTCAACCACGCACTGGACCCAACGAGAAGAAAGGTCGTCTTCAACGGCACGCCGTTCAACAAGGAAGACATCCTGATCGAAGCGGTGGAATCAGGTGCCTGGGATGTGAACGTGTGGCCGGTCTGCGAGCGTTTCCCCTGTGACGAGGCGGATTTCGTCGGTGCCTGGGAGGATCGCTTCAGCTACAAGTACGTGAAGGAGCAGTACGACATGGCCGTGCTCACCGGAAAGGTGGCCGGATTCATGCAGGAACTGATGCTGCGTATCAGTTCAGAGGAAGAAAGACTGGTCCAGGACGATGAGATCCGGTGGTTCAAGCGGACCAACCTGCTGGAGAACCGCAGCAGTTTCAACTTCTACATCACCACCGACTTTGCCACGTCAGAAAAACAGACGGCTGACTACTCGGTGATCAGTGTTTGGGCTTACAATTCCAACGGTGACTGGTTCTGGGTCGATGGCATCATCGAACGCCAGAAGATGGACAAGACAGTCAACGACCTGTTTCGCCTGGTACAGCTATATAAACCACAGCAGGTAGGCATCGAGATCACGGGACAGCAGGGTGGCTTCATTTCCTGGCTCCAGACCGAGATGATGAGCCGGAATGTCTGGTTCAACTTCGCGTCGAGCGAGAAGAGTGGCACCCCTGGCATACGCCCAATCACCGACAAGCTCTCCCGCTTTAATCTTGTTGTTCCTTGGTTCAAGGCCGGAAAAATGTACTTTCCGGACGAGATGAAGCAAAGCGTCATCATGGGGATTGCGATGGGCCAGCTCAAGCTGGTCACCTCGTCGGGCATCAAGGGTAAAGACGACTTTGTGGACACTGTGTCCATGCTGGGTTTCCTGAAACCCTGGCGACCCTCGGACTCTGCTCCAGCTACTCCCCATGAAGTGCAGATCTACGAGGACGAGCAGTCGGATGCTGAGCCCGGTGGGCTGAGCAATTACATCGTGTGAGGTGAAGATGAATACCCAGGAACTGTTTGCCGATCTCTCCTTCGGGGAGTTGTCGAGCCTGACCCTGGCCCAGGAGGGAGCCGGCCTCATCACGGACGCCGGCAAGGAGCGGATTATCCGCTTCACCAATGAAGGGCTGCTCAAGCTCTACACCCGGTTCGTCCTGAAACAGAATGACGTGCTGATCGAGACGGTGGACTGGATCACCGAGTACCACCTGCTGCTGAAGTTTGCCCAGTCGCAGGCGGCGACCTCGACCCAGCCGGTGCTCTACATCAAGGATCTGTACCGGGAGCCGTTCCAGGAGGATGTGGTCCGGATCATGAGCGTGTTCAACAGCTACGGGCATGAACTTCCCCTTGATGATGAGGGCGATCCGTGCTCGGTGTTCAAGCCGCAGGGCAATGTGCTGCAGGTACCACGCCCGGTTAACGGGGCCGCACTGAGTGTGGCTTACCAGGCCAAACACCCGCTGCTGACCCTGGCGGATCTGACCCAGGAGATCGAGCTGCCGGATGTGCTCGTGCCGGCTCTGCGTGCCTGGATCGCCTACCGCACTTTTGGTCAGGTCAACACGCAGGAGTCCCAGGCGATTGCGCAGGGGCATCAGGCCAGCTACGAGGCAACCTGTGGCGAGGTGCTGCAGCAGGATCTGGTGAGTACCAGTCTTTCAACCACAAGCAAACGCTTCCATAAAAACGGATGGATCTGATATGGCTTATCGAAATTCCCTGGACTGTGAGGGTGGTGCCGCTCCCCTTGTAGACAAGATGCTGGGCACCGCCTTCGGGGTGGTGAATGCTGTCGCCCAGAAACTCCCGGTCATCACGTACCTGGAAGAGAACATTGACCGGCTGGTCGCTGACACCCAGCAGTCACGGGACACGGCGGCAGCAGCGGCGGTCACGGCTACGGCAGACGCGGCAGCAGCGCTCGTGAGTGAGAACCATGCCGCCGCCAGTGAATCGGCTGCAGCAGGATCTGCCGCCAGTGCAGCAGAGAGCCAGGTGGCCGCAGCAGCCAGTCAGGTAGCAGCAGCCCAGAGTGCGACTGACCTTGCGGATGCAGTGGCCAGCGCATCAGCCAGTGCGTTGACCAGTACATCCGAAGCGGGTATCGCCACGGCGAGTGCCACGGCTGCCCACACGTCCGAGCTGAACGCCGCGGCAAGCAAGCTGGCAGCTGGAACCAGTGAAACCAATGCAGCCACGAGCGCTGGTCAGGCAGTAGCAGAGGCTACCGCAGCAGCCGGCAGTGCCGCAGCTGCACTGGTCTCGCAGAATGCATCGGCAGTTTCACAGGCTGCGGCTGGTACGAGCGAGACGAATGCGGCAACTTCGGCGGCGAATGCGCAGGCAGCGTTCACCACGGTTGCCAACGGGACAGCGGCTGATGCTGGTGTACTCACCGGTGCAGAGAAGCTCACGATCAGCCGGGGAGCGGGTCTGCTGGGTACAACCCTGCAGAAGCTGGCTACCTGGATCCTGTCGCTCATCTGCCCGTCAGTGGCGACATTCGCTGCCGTGCCTGCCACGCCAACCGGCTTCTATCTCGTGCTGGCTGATGAGACGAAGGGTGGTCGACCGACCATCTATTTTTTCACCGCAACCCATCGTTACTGGGTCGCAATGGTTCAGGACGCATAAAACATGACTACTCCGATTTTTCCCGCAGGCGCATTGAACCAGCAGGCCACTGGCACGCTGCAGGTGCTCAACGACTCCGTGCTCCTGGCGACTGATTCGCTGGGTGCAGTTGGTGTGAACCTTACCGGTGCCAATGCCGGTTCGACGGTCGTGTTCGAAGGCACGATCAATGGCGTTGTGTGGGACACGATCAAGGTGTATCCGCTGACCGTTGGCGCAGCAGGTGTCGTCTCGGCATCGGCGGCCGGCGACTTCGAGCTCAACTGTGCCGCCTTCAAGCAGGTGCGTGCCCGCCTGTCGGTGGCGGGTGGCGGCTCCTTCACCGCATCGCTGAATGGCACGGCCAGCCCCAAGTACGTGGGCGTGAAAAACGGCAACGCATCCGACCTGAATGCCACCGTTCTTTTCTCTGGCTCCAATGGGCAGGACAACTCGGCCAACAAGCCGGCCCTGCCTAACGTGGGTGCAGCATTTGCCGCAGCCGGTCCGTATGCCAGTTATGTGCTGGTAGCTACCGTGCCGGCCTCGGCTACCCGTAACAAGGTGGAGATCCAGAACATCAGCGGTGCGCAGATTGCAGTGGTACGTGATGACGGCACAGCGGCGGCTGCATCTGCACCGGTCAATGCCAGTGTGTTTGCTCTCTCAGCTGGGGCATCGGCGGGTGCAGCAGGCGGTGTCTGGTCGTCGCAGACCTTCAAGGGCCGACTGCAGATCTACGCACTGTCGGCCGCCGCCATCGTCACCGTCATGGTCGACTGACCGGAGGCATGGCCATGCCAGTACTGTTCAAACGAGGCCAGACCTTTGACTTCTCTGGCCAGCTTACCAGCAAGGGAGTGCCGTATCCCCTTGATGGCTGCGTGCTCTCCGCGGATATCCGGACCCAGCCGAACTTCGCCTTTGTCCAGCACATGACCTGCTCGGTGCTGGACCTGACGACTTCACTGGTGCGGATCTACGCGGAGGACACGGATACGGCAAAGTGGCTGGCCATGCCGCACCTGCTCGATATCCGGCTGGTCAATGCGGCCGGCAAGGTGCTGATTTCCAATACCGTGGAGATTGACGTGCTCGACACTGTGACGGAGGCCAGTACACCATGAGCGATGTACTCGATCCTCAACTCACGCTTGAGTTCGAGTCAATGAATGCGTCACTCGCTGAGGATGCAATCATTGCCGAGCTCGAGTCTGACAATCTGATCCTGCGGCTTTACCAGCCGGGAGGTGTACCCCAACCTGGCGATCCGTGGTTCTCCGGTGGACAGGGCGGTGGTGGCCTGACTCAGGCACAACTGGATCTGCTCACCAGGGGCATTACGGATTCAGCCATTGCCGCCGCCCAGGCAGCAGCCAATGTAACGGCAGCCTCAGCGGCCCAGGCAGTACTGGATGCCGAGGTACGGGCACGCCAGCTCGCAGACAGCATCCTGACTGCCACAATCAGCGAGGAGTCGGCTACCCGCCAGACGGCAACGGACTCGATCGCGGTCGATATCATTACGGTTGGCGCACGCATTGATGAGAATGTGGCGGCGATCCAGAGTGAGCAGGTGGCACGGGCTGATGCGAATTCGGCCACGGCTCTGCGTATCGACCAGGTGGTGGCCGTCAACAGTTCCAACACGGTGGCCATCTCCTCCGAGGAACTGGCACGCACCGAAGGTGACTCGGCACTGGGAGCCCGGATCGACGTGGTGGTAGCGGCCAATTCGCAGAATGCCGCTTCCATTGTGACCGAGCAGAATGCCCGGATTACTGCAGACTCCGCACTCAGTACGCGAGTAGATGCGGTGTCTGCGAATGTGGGCAGCAACACGGCCACGATCACGACACTGCAGCAGAGCCAGGCCACTAACTATGCGGCTCTTGCCAGCTCGATCAATACACTCACGGTCACACTGAATGGCCACTCGACCTCGATCCAGACACAGCAGACAGTCACTGACGGTCTGTCGGCACAGTATGCGATCAAGATCGACAACAACGGCTGGATCTCCGGCTACGGTCTGACTTCAACACCGGTTAATGGCATTCCGGTGAGCGAGTTCGCGGTGCGTTCCGACAAGTTCTCTATCTGGCTCCCAGGTTACGCGGGCATTGCTCCGTTCCAGGTCCAGATGGTGAATGGTGTGCCCCAGGTGTCGATGGTCAACGCCATGATTGCTGATGCGTCGATCACCAACCTGCAGGTGCAGGATGGGGCTATCACCAATGCGAAGATCGGCAATCTGGAAGTCAACACGATCAAGCTGGCTGGCAACTCGGTGACGGTGCCGGGATTCATCAGTGGCTATGGCGGTGTTCCCCAGGTGCAGAGTGGGACACTGGTTGGCCCGGTCGGCTCGATCACGATGTACTTCCCGGACAATGCCCGGATTGTCGGCATTACCAGCTGGCAGGCTGCGGCATGGCTCGATACCAATGCACGCGTTCAGCTCCGTGTTGATGGCAATGCTTTCCTGGATGTTTCCAACTCCGCCAAGGACAAGTTCACCAGCTCATTCACGGCGGCAGGATCTGCCTATGTTGGTCCAGGTAACCATACCTTCGAGATCTTCGTTGGGGATGACTGGAGTGGGGGTGCCTGGGATCTGGGTAACTGGTCCCTGCTTGTTCTTGGAGTGATGCGATGACCCCTGATGATGCAGTCGTGCCTTTCCTGAAATATGGCACCACGGGCCGGATCCTGTTCAAGGGTGAAGTGCCGCAGAGCATGCTGGCGCTGCAGGGCGATAGCGTGCTGGAAGGTGATGCCGATGCTGCCCTGGACTGGGTCCAGGATGGTGCTGTGGTACCCCGTCCTGCGAATCCGGCCACACTCAGTGGCCTGACCCTGATGAGTCTGCCCAGCCCCTGCACGGTCGTGGTTGAAGGTGTGAATCACACCTGCACGGATGCCACCTGTGACCTGTCGTTCAGTCAGGCTGGTACCTACACCGTGAAGGTGTTAGCCTGGCCGATGCTAGACGCCACGTTTGAGGTGACCCAGACATGAAGATCCACCATGAAGTTGATCCACTGCCGCTGCGGCAGGCGGCCTACATGGATCTCGGTGACCAGCTCGATGCGCTGATGAAGGCACTGGATGCACTCCGTCAGCGGGGTGTGGAACTGCCCACCGAGACGCTTGCCTGGATTGACCACTGCAAGATGGTCAAGGACCGCTTTAAAAAGAAGACTTGAGGACAAGAAAATGACGGATGTTATTCCCCCGATTGATGTCTCCGCTGGACCATCTCCGAGTTTTGCGGATTTTCTGGCGGCCAACCCGAATCTGCTGAATCACTCCAGCCGCAATGTGGATGGCCAGACCGCGCCATCGGGTGACGGCTCAACTCCCGGATCCAGCACGGCAGAGCTCGATGCGCTCCTGACGCAGATCACCACCGTGCCGGCTGCGAGCAAGATTCCCAAGTCACGACCGACCGGCACACTTGATCCTGCCTGGCTCAATATTGATGAGGTCGCTGCTCTCCTGACAGGCAAGGTGGGCGGTGGCGTCACGATGGATGAGATGAATGCCGCGGTGGCGACGGTTGATGGGGTGGCGGCTGCGGCCAGCCAGAGCGAGACTGCGGCTGCGGCGAACGCTACCGCAGCAGGGCAGAGTGCGGCGGCAGCTGCTGCCAGCATGGGCGCAGCGCATACCAGTGAGCTCAATGCAGCACAGAGCGCAACGTCACTCTCCGCAGGTCTGGCCGCATTCAACAAGAACTGGCTGGGTCCGCATGCAACTGATCCACTCACGGACAACCAGGGCCAGCCTCTGGCCATCGGCGCACGGTACCAGAACACCACGGGCACGCCCAATGTGACACGGGTCTATACGTCCACCGGCTGGCAGGATGAAGATGCGACTGCAGAAGCGGCCAGCGCCAATGCAACGCTGGCAGCCACCCAGGCTGCCTCGTCGGCCGCTGCTGCATCGGGAAGTGCCAATGCAGCAGCGGCTTCGGCCAACACTGCACTGCGTGGCGTGTCTTCCAACACACTGACGACGCCGACACTGAACCTGGCTGCGGCGATCGGTGCAACGGCCAGTGCCTCGTTCAATCTGGGTACCGCTCTGGGCTCGCTCGCCTTGCAGCTGAAGGTGGATAACCAGACAGTAGGGAACCAGAACTACGAGATCGATCTTTTCGATGGCAGTGCGGCCGGCACGCTGCTGTATCAGGCAAGTGGCATCACCGATCAGCACTTCGTGGATAACGCCTGCTTCTTCATTCCGCCGCTCGTGTCCGGCACGCTGTATGCGCTCATCACGAACATCGATGCCAATGCCATGGCGCTGAACGTTACGCTCAAGCTCCTGGGGATCCAGTCATGACCGCCTTCACGAAGTTCTCTGACATCATCTGTGTCCAGAGCACAGAGGCGTGGGACGGGGCAGGGACCAACTTCCGGGACAACCGTTCCAGCTGGTTCAACTGCGACGATGCCAGTGTCCAGCTCTCGACGGGCAAGTTCACGATCCCTGGTGGTACCACGGTCACCACCAGTGACTGGAACAGGGATGATGGCCCGAACACGCTCGACAAAACCATGCAGGAGGGCCGTGCTTTCTGTCTGCGTGGCATGGTCACGATCCAGTTCACTGGCTCGACACTCGTGCTGCGTGTGAACACGGACTGGGGATGGGGCACTGCCCACAAGGTCTACATCGATGGCGTGGTGCCGTCGACGATCCCCGGCATCCTCGCACATCAGGACACGGTGTCCTGTGACTCGGCTACTTACCAGCTTGAATCAGCGGGGTATGCAGATGTGCTGCTGGCCGATGGCCTGAGTGCCGGGCAGCACACCTGCACGATCTACGTGAACCAGTTGGCAAGCTCCAGCCTGTATTTCTCGATGGTGGGCTACAAGGTGTACGGGTTCGCCTCGCAGCCCCTGAAGAAAACCAATGGCTGGATCGTGCCGACTGCCACGCAGCTTGCACTGAACAAGCAGACGCTTTCACTGGTCAACAAGGGCAGCAACACCATCGTCTCGCCGTCCCTGTCTTTTCCGGCAGGGCTGGTCAATGGGGCTGGCGCAGCACTCACACCACTGGCTGCGGCGACACTGGCCAGCGGTGCGCCGCTCACGCAGGAGATCATGCCGGCCTTTACCGGTAACGAGATGAGCGGTGAGAAAACGTATGCGCTCACGCTTACCGGGCAGTATCTCGATCCGGCAGGCACCATCCAGCAGACGGTGACCTCCTCGATCAATGCGCAGAGTAGCGCGCTGATCGTCACAGGTGGCGGGTGGTCCGTGGACAACGCTACGCCTGATGGCCGGGCACGGATCTACGCCAGCGCTACTCCCGCAAAAAACAATCTCCAGTTCACCTTCCAGGGTGACGCACTGTCGATTACGGTCGAGCAGGATTACGGGTGGGGCATCTTCGGCCTCTATGACAGTACAGGCACGACGCTGCTGCAGACGATCACCTGCAATGCGGATAACACCGGGTTCTACACGGCCAACTTTACCGGCTTCGGTGCTGGCTCCCATACGGTGATGCTGAAGAAGACGCTCGTTAACACGAAGCCGGTGGTGTTCATCTCGGCCAGCTGGTCCTCGACAACGAACTATTCGCAGATCACGGAAACCGTGAACGTGGTGATCGAGGCCGGGCAGCCCTATGCCCTGCCGGTACAGAACGTGGTCGAAGGCCCGTATGCGCTGCAGTTCGATGCACCAGTCCAGGGGGCGCTTGAGCAGGATGGCTCTGTCGTTCGGCAGAATAACCTGATCGCCTACACCGAAGTGCTTGAGCGGTTCCCGACTTACGCGGTGTGCTACCAGCCGGGTTACGCCGATGTCCTGTCCGGGTATGACGTGCTGATTGTCGACCCCTTCGCAGCAAAGGCCGAGGATGTGCTGGCGTGGCAGGCCATGGGTATCCAGGTCTACGGCTACATTTCGCTCGGGGAGGAAGACGGCTTCTACACGAACCGCTATGACTTCACCGGTGCGACGGGTCCATATCCGGGGGATGGTGCCGGGCCGGGTGGCATGGCCAGTTATTACCTGAAGGGTGGGTACCAGGCACGCGAATGCACGGAATGCACCTTTGATAATCAGGCGGTGGCCGGGACCAAGACCTGTGCGCAGGCCCAGCCGATGTACTTCATGGGCACAGGCCGGTGTAGCGGGGCGTGCAGTCTGGACAGCCTGAATGGTTATGCGGCCTTCTCGACCGGTGGTGCATGCGGCGGTGGCTACACGTCCGCGAACAACTGGATCCGTCCGGATGCAAACACGGCCTGTACGAACGGTGCCTGTCCGAAGTACAAGCCGGTCCACCAGCTGCAGACCGGAGCCAGGTGCCCGAAGTACCAGCAGGTCGATGGTGCCTATCTTCAGGACTTCTCGCTGGCCAACCCCACAATACCGGACCAGAACGGGATCTGGTCAGCCTTCTATGCGGATGTGGGCAAACCGGCATGGCTTGCACGGATCATGAGTTACTACGCGCCAACCGTGCTGGGTGGACCTGTGACAGTGACCAATGAGACGGTGACAGTCAAGACGGCCGTTCTGACGACCGATGGCAGCACGGTGTTCGTGTTCGATACGGCGCAGTGCCCGATCGATGAGAGTGCACCGATCACGCTCACGACAACCGATGGTGTGACCAGCTACCAGAAGAACACCGATTACAGTTTCGACATGAAGACCGGTGCGTTTGTGTTCAATGCAGCGATCGCCACACCTGTCACGGCTGGCCAGCATCTCACCATCAGCTACGTGAAGAAAGGCCACCGGATGGATGGCATCTTCATGGATACGGTCGATGACTCGGACGTGTACCCGACGATGGGGCCATACATGGCCAAACTGGTGAATGACCTGAAGGCTGGAACGGGGACGAAGCTGATCTCGAACCGGGGATTCACCAACATGGACAGCTTCATCCAGAGCTGTGAGGGGGTGATGTTTGAGTCCTGGCTCGTGGACTGGGACGAGAACACCGGTGACTATTTCAAGATCACCGATCCGGACTCGGTCAAGTACAACCAGGACGTGAACGACCAGCTCACACGCCTGCGCAAGCAGCATGTGTTCGATGTCTATAGCCTGAACTACTGCAATGCAGATGCAAGTGGCGATGCGCTGCGGGCATACTGCACGACAGAGGATCGCAAGCGTGGCTACCTGAGCTGGACTTCGACCATTGCACTGAACAGTCCGGCAGGCAATCAGGTGGTCGAGACACCCGGTGAGCGCATCAAGACAAATGCGTTTCGCCGCACCCGTATCAAACGTTACTGAGGACCAGCATGCCTTTTTCATTCAATCCGGCAGCACCGAACCCGTTCCTGGCCAATCCCCCTGTGGTTCAGGTGGTGCGTCATGTACGGGTCACGACAAATGGGGAAGTGGTGGCAGAGGACTCGCAGAAGCTGAAGCGGTTTCTGCAGCGTTCAGTGCAACCCCGTATCTACCCGCAACGGCTGGTCACTGCACCCGGTACCCGGCAGTTTCCCAATGTAGGGGTGGGCAACCTGAAGACAACTCTCTGATGTCGACAAGTTGGCCTGGAGAAGCCAGGGACATTCACGTATCATCCTGGTAAATTCCGTGACCCAGTGAGACCCTTTGAAGGCTCACCAAGGGGCAACAGAAAGACACCCGTCTTCTGTTGCCCCTTTTTCGTTTACAGCCAGCAAATAGGGCCGACTCACATGCCGAATGATTCGATTGAAGTGCAGCTTGCTGTTCTCGTCACGCAGTTTGGTTTCATCCAGAAGGAACTGGAGGATGCCAAGGCAGCCCGCAAGGGGCAGTACGAGAAGATGGAGGAGCAGTCCCAGGTACTCACCACCATGGATGCCCGCATGAAAACGGTGGAGGAATCCCTCAAGCAGCAGGCACCCACCATCGAAGAGTTCATCACGATCAAGCACAAGGTGGTCGGCGCAGGAATCTTTGGCCGCTGGACCTGGTGGCTGATGGCCGGCCTGATCGGCTTTGCCTGCTCGTTCCGCGTGGAGATTTTCAAGTGGCTCACAAGAAGTTAACGCTGGTCCCGGACTGGCGAAGCGCCCATACGTGGGCATCGATGTGGTGGAGTGCCCTGGGTTTTGTCACATCCCTGCTAGATCTTCTAGCCGGGATCTGGGAGAACCTCGGCCACCAGGCAAAAGGTCATGTGCCCTATGCAGGGCTGGTCGGCATGGTCCTGTTCTTCGGGACGATGCTCGGCCGGATCCTCGTGTGGGGCCATGAACAGCTGGAGGAATGATGGCGATTACCCGCAAGCACGTAGGGATCGGCAGTGTGGCAGCAGCAATCATCTCCGCGGTGGTGGCGGTCGAAGGTGGCTATGTCAACGATGCCCATGACCCTGGTGGCGAGACGAACCACGGGATCACGAAGACGGTAGCAGTCGCCCACGGCTACACCGCACCGATGAAGTCGATGAGTCAGGAACTGGCCGAGTCGATCTACTTCGAGGACTACATCCAGAAGCCGGGCTATGAGCCGTTCCTGTCCCTCTCGCCGGCCGTGGCCCAGGAACTGGTCGACAGTGCGGTGAATACTGGAGCGTCCCATCCTTCCCTCTGGCTCCAGAAGGCACTGAATAGCCTGAGTCGGGGCGGGCAAGACTTCCCCCCAACATTAGTTGATGGTAAAGTCGGCCCCGGTACGATCAATGCTTACAAGGCTCTGCAACGTGTCAGAGGCAAGGTGCAGGCCTGTGAGCTGGTGATCAAGCTACTTGATTCACAGCAGGCCGTGTACTACATGTCGCTAGATAAGTTGAACATGTACACGGTCGGCTGGGTACAGAACAGAATCGGCAACGTACCGTTAAGCCGGTGCAGGGATGAAGGGGAGAGCACCAATGCTGCTACCTAAAATCCTGCTGTATGGCGTATTGCCCCTGGCAGTACTAAGTGGAGCAGGACTGAAGTGCTACTCATCTGGAGTGGATCATGGCAAGGCCGAGATCCAGTCCAAATGGGATGCAGATAAAGAAGCGCGGAACCAGGCCATGGACAAGCTCCAGGCCGAGTACCGTCAAAAGGAAAACGAGCATGCCCAGGATTCTCAGAAAGCCGCTGATGCACTTCAGTCGGCCAGCGACGCTCATGCGAATGAGCTTGCTGCTTTGCGCAGTGACTACGCTCGTAGCCTGCAGCTCAGTGCCTCCCGCTCCGGAATTTATCAACGTCAGGCCGAAGGCGGAGCCGCTGAGTGCGGCCGTCTCGCAAGCCATACAGCCGAACTCGACCGATCTCTTGAAGAGGGCCGATCTCTGGTACGCGAACTCAGAAGTGCTCTTGAGCTGCGTGACCAGCAACTCGTGCAGGTAGGCAACCAGCTGCTTGCAGATCGCCAACTCTTCTCCGGTACCGCTGATGTCGAACCTCAAAACGGGCAATAACTCCGCGCTGCCGGAGAGTCCTGACTTTTCCCAGAAGCTGACCGGCTGGGCCAATGAGCCCTCGCTTCAGACGCTGAAGCAGGATCTCGAGGCCACCTGGTCTTCGCATAATGCCCAGGTCCAGAAGATCGAGCACTGGAATGACCTGATGCATGTGCGGGGCGCTGCGAAGCCGCCCAAGATCAAGGGCCGCTCCCAGGTGCAGCCCAAGCTGATCCGTCGCCAGGCGGAGTGGCGCTACGCTGCGCTGACTGAGCCTTTCCTTGGCTCCGACAAGCTGTTCAAGGTCTCGCCCGTCACCTGGGAGGACACCAAGGCAGCCGAGCAGAACGAGCTCGTGCTGAACTGGCAGTTCCGCACCAAGCTGAACCGGGTCAAGTTCATCGACGACTTCGTGCGCTCGGTGGTCGACGAGGGTACCTGCGTGATCCGTCTCGGATGGCGTCGGGCCACCACGAAGGTCAAGCAGGATGCGCCGGTCTACACGCACTATCCGATCCAGGACCAGCAGGCGCTGCAGGCATTCCAGCAGGCGCTGGAGCTGTCGCAGAGCGACCCGAATACCTACCAGACCAACGTGCCGCCTGAAGTCCAGGCCGCGGTCGAGTACTACAACGAGTCGGGCCAGGCGACGATTGCCCAGCAGACCGGTACCCAGAAAGTGGAAGTGGAGAAGCTGCTCGAGAACCGTCCGACCTGCGACATTCTCGATCCACGCAACTTCTTCTACGACCCGTCCTGTGTGGGTGATTTCTCCAAGGCGCTCTTCTGCGTGGTCTCGTTCGAGACCAACAAGGCTGAGCTCATGAAGGAGCCGGAGCGCTACCAGAACCTGGACAAGGTGAACTGGGAAGGCAACACGCCGCTCGCCACGCCGAACCATGCCACCGAGACGCCGGCCACGTTTGCCTTCAATGATCCGGTGCGCAAGAAGGTTGTCGCCTACGAATACTGGGGTCTCTACGACATCAACAACGATGGCGTACTGGTGCCGATCGTGGCCACCTGGATTGGCGACGTGATGATCCGCATGGAGAAGAATCCGTTCCCGGACCAGAAGCTGCCGTTCGTGGTGGTGCCGTACCTGCCGGTCAAGCGTGAGGTGTTCGGTGAGCCGGACGCCGAGATGCTGGAAGACAACCAGAAGATCCTTGGTGCTGTCACCCGCGGAATGATCGATGTGCTCGGTCGTTCAGCGAATGGCCAGCAGGGATTTGCCAAGGGCATGCTGGACCCGTTGAACCGTCGCCGGTATGAAAACGGCCAGGACTACGAGTTCAACCCGAACGTCCCGATCCAGCAGGGGCTCATCGAGCACAAGTATCCGGAACTGCCACAGTCAGCGCTTTTGATGCTGAACCTCCAGAACCAGGAAGCGGAAGCGCTCACTGGAGTGAAGAGCTTTGGCGGAGGCATTTCGGGTGAGAGCTACGGTGATGTCGCTGCTGGAATCCGGGGCGTACTGGATGCGGCCTCCAAGCGTGAGATGGCCATCCTGCGCCGGCTCGCCAAGGGCATGATCGACATTGGCTCCAAGGTCATCTCGATGAATGGCGTGTTCCTGTCGGAACAGGAAGTGGTACGGGTCACCAATGAGCAGTTCGTCAAGGTGAACCGGGATGACCTCATCGGCCAGTTCGATCTGGAAGTCGATATCTCGACGGCTGAAGTGGACGACGCCAAGTCGAAGGATCTCTCCTTCATGCTGCAGACCCTTGGACCCAAGGGAGACTGGGGCATGGTGGCGCTCATCCTCTCGGAGATCGCCAAACTCAAGCGTATGCCTGAACTGGCTCACGCCATCAGGAACTACCAGCCGCAACCGGATCCGGTCCAGCAGCAGCTGCAGCAGCTCGAGATCAAGATCAAGCAGTCCGAGATCCAGAAGAACGAGGCTCAGGCCAATCTCTTCGAAGCTCAGGCAGCCCAGGCCGGCGCAATGAAGGACAAGATCAACCTGGACTTTGTTGAACAGGAAACGGGTACCACCCACGCTCGGGAGATGCAGAAGCAGACGGCCCAGTCGGAAGGTAACCAGAACCTGGAAGTGACCAAGGCGCTGCTTGCCAAACGCAAGCTCGCCAATGGCGCTGAGTCCAAGCCCGATGTTCCGGCTGCAGTGGGCTTCAACCAGGTATCAAAAGCGATGACGGATGTCAGTGCGCCTGGTAACATTCCGCAAGATAACTTTGCGGGACAAGCTCCCGCGTTTAACCCGGCAGGCCAGCAGGCTCAACCTGCCTGAAATTCTCCACCAACCATAACTTGAACACCTAAAGGACCAATCTTCATGTCGGAAGTCCATCAACTTGAAAAGCAGCTGTCGGATTCGAAGAAGCTCGTCGCTGACAAGGCCATGGCCTTGAAGCTCTCCGAGAACCGTGAGTTCCGCAAGCTCATTCTCGACGAGTTCTGTGTGCAGGAATGCGCCCGTTATGCACAGACTTCAGCGGATCCGGCATTGCCGGCCAACGAACGTGCCGATGCACTGGCACTCGCCCAGGCGGCAGGTCATCTGCGTCGCTGGCTCTCGGTGAAGGTCCAGATGGGCAATGTCGCAGAACGTGACATCACCGAGCTGGAAGCGGCGCTGGAAGAAGCCCGCCAGGAGCAGGGTGAATAACCATGACGACTCAGGCTGCAGGGACTGAAGTAGCAGCAGCAGTCAACCCGCTGTCTCTGAGCGACGATGACTTCCTGAATCAGCCGATTCCCGGCTCTCCGTCTGTACAGGAACCTGTCCAGAAGACTCAGGAAGAACTCGATGCCGAGGCAGCAGCTGCTGAAGCCGACCGTGTTGCTGCTGAAGCAGCAGCGAAGGAGTCCTCAACTGTTGCAGAAGCAGTAGTAAAGGACTCCAAAAATGGACTGAATGATGTTAACGTTCAGCCCAACACGGAAGTTAACAAGGACGGCAAGAACGACGCCGCATCTGCAAGTACCGATCCGGCCGCAGCGACGGTTGAGGCAAAGGACGGTACCCAGAAGGTGGACCCGGTTGCAGCTACGACTGCGAAGGATCCGGCCGCTGCGGATAGTCAGGGCGCTGCTGTTAACTACGAGACGTTCTACAAGCAGGTGATGGCTCCGTTCAAGGCGAACGGGAAGACGATTGAACTCCGTACACCGGAGGAAGCAATCTCTCTCATGCAGATGGGAGCCAACTACACCCGCAAGATGCAGGACATTCAGCCGCATCGAAAGACGCTGCTGATGCTGGAGAACAACGGATTGCTGGATCCGGACAGGCTCAGTCTTCTCATTGATGTGGAGAAGGGCAATCCGGAGGCCATCAAGAAGTTGTTGAAGGACAAGGGAGTGGATCCCATGTCCATCGATACCAGCGAAGATTCGACTTACCTTGGGGGCAATCACAAGGTCAGTGACGAAGAAGCGAACTTCCGTAACGCCCTGGACGAACTCAGTTCCAATCCGGACGGGAAGGCCACGCTTCAGACAGTCAACTCGACGTGGGATCAGGCCAGTAAGGAAGTGCTGTGGAAGGAGCCGCAGATCCTGTCAGTGATTCACCAGCAACGTGAGAACGGTGTCTATGACCGTATCACCGCTGAAGTGAACCGCCGTCAGGCACTGGGGCAAGTTCCAGTCGGAACACCGTTTCTCCAGGCGTATAAGGCCGTGGGCGATGCCATGCAGGCTGAGGGAAAGTTCAACGACATCGTTGCGCAGTCCCCTGGTTCAGCACCGGCAGCAGCACAACCGGTAGTCACCCGTGTTGTTGCGCCCAAGCCGGCTGTGGCGAATGGTGATCTGGCAAGTGCCGCTGCGGCTACGCGGAGCACTCCCCGGAAAGTTGAGAAGGCCGTAAACCCGCTCTCCATGAGCGACGACGACTTTCTCAAACAAATGGCTAATCGCGTTTAGAGGAAAACTGAATCATGCTGAATTACAACGCCCCGGCTGACGGTGCCAAGTCGAGTATTGAAGGCGCTGGCTCGAGCCAGATGTACACCTTCTTCTACCTGAAGAAGGCCATCATCACGGCCCGCAAGCTGCAGTTCTTCATGCCGCTCGCCAACGTGACGAACATGCCGAAGAACTTCGGCAAGACCATCAAGGCCTACGAGTACGTGCCGCTGCTCGACGACCGCAATATCAACGACCAGGGTCTGGATGCAACGGGTGCGACGATCGCCAACGGCAATCTGTACGGCTCGTCGAAGGACATCGGCACGATCGCCTCGAAGCTGCCGATGCTCACGGAAAACGGTGGCCGTGTGAACCGTGTGGGCTTCACCCGTCTGCAACGTGAAGGCTCGATCCACAAGTTCGGTTTCTTCACCGAGTTCACCCAGGAAGCGATGGACTTCGACAGCGATGACTCGCTGATGGATCACATCTCGACCGAACTGATGAACGGTGCCGTGCAGATGACGGAAGCCGCTCTCCAGAAGGATCTGCTGGCGGCTGCCGGTGTCGTGCTGTTCAGCGGTGCGGCCACGAGCAATGCCACGATCACGGGTGAAGTGACGCCGGCTGCTGGTGCGGTGCCGGAGATCCCGGCCTCGCTGGTCTCGTATGCGAACCTGATGCGTCTGGACCAGATCCTCACGCAGAACCGCACCCCGACCTCGACGACGATCATCACGGGTTCGCGCCTGATCGACACGCAGGTGGTCGGTGCTACGCGAGTGCTGTACTGCGGCCCGGAACTGGTGCCGCTGCTCAAGGGCATGAAGGATCTGTTCGGCAACAAGGCGTTCATCGAAGTGCAGCACTACTCGGACGCCGGCACGATCCTGAACGGCGAGATCGGCTCGGTCGACAAGTTCCGCATCATCCAGGTGCCGGAAATGCTGCACTGGGCAGGCGCTGGTGCGGCGGTGTCGGCTAACCCCGGCTATCGCACCTCGACGGTCGGTGGCACCGAACACTACGACATCTACCCGATGATCTGCGTGGGTGATGACTCGTTCACCACCATCGGCTTCCAGACGGACGGCAAGA